AGATACATTACTAATTTAGCGCACGAATTATAACTTTTGAAACATAAAACGATATGGGACTAATTGGTAGCATAGCAGGAGGCGCACTCGGAGCAGCCGGCAGCATCTTTGGCGGCATCAGCGCAAGCAAGGCGATGAGACGAGTGAAGAAGAACCTCCAAGCACAGAAGGAGGCCAACCAGAACTGGTATGACCGTCGTTATAACGAGGACGCGACGCAGAGGGCGGATGCTCAGCGCATACTCACTCAGACTGAGGAGAGCATCAGGAACCGCAACCGACAGGCGGCAGGTGCCCAAGCCGTGATGGGTGGTACTGACGAGAGCACAGCAGCAGCCAAGGCCGCGAACGCACAAGCATTGGCCGATGCAACGTCGCAGATAGCTGTCAATGCGGAGAACCGCAAAGACCAGATTGAGCAGACCTATCAGCAGCGCGACTCGCAGATCAACGAAGCGTTGAACAATTTGGAGATTAACAAGGCACAAGCCATCAGTCAAGCCGTGCAGGGCGTTGCCAAAGCAGGTGCAGGGATTGCTGGAGCCTTCTAAAAACATTCGACATGAGCAATTGGACAGAAGAACAGCAGGAACAGTACGAGCAGGGCAATAATGGTGGATATACCCCACCTAAAGGTTCGCTTGACTGGGCCGAGCAGCCTGCACAGCCAGAGCCAGCACCGAAAGGGACGGAGGTATGGACCGAGCAGAACAGCGGAGGCAATGCACCGGAGCCGTCGGAGTCGAAGGAACCACCAAAGACTGACGTGGCACCACCTGCCGACAAGCCAGCCGGTGTGTCGCCACACAACGACACGATGGGCTACGATCAGCAGATAGCAGCCTTGCAGGAAGCCGCTAACCGCGTGAAGCCGGAAACTGAGGAGGAACGCAAGAAGAGAGAACGCAGGGAGAAGTCAGCGAAGATTGTTTCAGCTGTCAGCGACGGTCTGCAAGCGTTGAGCAACCTTTTCTTCACTACTCGCGGTGCTCCTAACATGTATGACCACAAGGAGGCAAGCCAACTCACGCCATTGCAGGAGAAACTGGAGAAGCTGAAAGCTGAACGACAAGCCAACGCGGACAAATACCTCCAGTACTCACTCAAAATCGGTGACGCACAGAATGAGCGTGCCAAGACCTTGCGAGAAATGGAAGCGCAGCAGGAAAAGCAAAAATTGGCACGTGAAAAGGCACAACGTGAACAAGAGGAGCACGGATGGCTTGCGGCATTGCAGCCCGACAAGCAGCGTGAGCAAGCTGGTAAGGCTACTAAAGCCGAGCAGGAGGCTGTTACAGCCAAGGCAGAAGCGGACAATGCTCCTGACCTCTACAAGGCAAAGGTTGATACCGAAAAGGCACGAGGTGAGGCACAGAGAGCGTCGGCTGCATCAAGCCGGGCAGCGGCCACAGACCATTATGCTTCAGCAAGGGCGCATGACCGTTCCAATAACAATGAATTCAGCGCATGGGACGAGAATGGACGTGAGCACAAGTTCAGAACGGCAGCAGCTGCGGAGGCATTTGCCAAGCAACATGGTACGTTTGAGGAAACTGATGTTACCTCTACAAGCACAACTGACAGCGAGACCAACGGCAAGTCCACTACTACCTACCAGATGAAAAGTGGCTATGCAGGTCGCCCAAGTCCAACAGGTAGCAATGGTGGTCGCCCAAGTCCAACAAAATAAAATAAAACGAATATGCCAAATCCAAATGACAAGGTAAAGAACCTATACAATACGTTCGTCAAGGACGGATACGCCATGGAGCCAGAGGCACAGTTCCGTGAGAACCTTAAAGACCCCAAGAAGCGGAAAGCCGCCTATGACGCATTGGTGAAAGACGGCTACGATATGGAGCCGTATGCAGAATTTGAGAGTAACATTGGTTTTGCCAAGGCGGCATCGGCACCCAAGAGAGAAACCCCATCTTCTGGACAGCGGAAGCCAGCCTCAGCCGTTTCGGCATCCTCGGAGCAGCCAAAGCAGCAGAAGCCGAAGGGCACGCCTATGACGGAGCAGGACAAAATCCGCATGAGCTTGCAGATGGGCCAGATGAAGCAGCAGGTGCAGCAGGGCATTGCCAACACCAATGCCAAGATTGGTCGCATGATGGAGCCGTTGACACAGAAAGGGCGCGAGCGACGCAGACTTGGAGAGTTCCAAGCGCGTATGGCTGGCACTCCTACTCATGTCGTCGGCTTCAACACCGCATCCCCGGCTCCAGCAGGTAGTGGCGCACGCGGCGGCAGTCAGCAGAAGCCGGTGCAGAGCGAGCAGTCGCCTCAGCCATACGGAGTGAAGTATGAGAACGGAAAGGCAAAAACCCAGTGGGTATTGCCTGACGGTACGCTCACTACATCACTTATAGAGGCCAACCAAGCCGAGTATGAGGCAAGAACGGCACGTCTCGCCCACCAGTTCCAAGACCGCATGAAGGAGAACGGACTTGACCCTAACAAGCCCGAGGACGTTCGCAAACAGGCGCAGCTGGACTATGAGGCTCCTATGCGCAAAGCAATCGAGGACGAGTGGCAGCGTGCCGAAGCCGAGGACAGAGCGGCTGACGAGGCGTACCGCAAGGACATGGAACGTGCTGAAGGTGGCAGTTTCTGGGATAGGTTGAAGAAATCTATCACTCCTCTTGGTCCCGATGGTATGCCATTGCGACGAGGTGACGAGACTTTGCGCGACATCAAACGAGCAGCCAAGCGTCAGGACACGTTCAATCTGGAGAAGATGGCGCAGTCGGTGTTGCAGAATATGCCGCAGGCGTATAAGGACGAGCAGATGCTGAACTACAGCCGCTACTTCCGTGAGCATCCGTCGGAGCTGAAAGGCAGAACGGTGTCGCAAGCAGCCAAGGAAGCCCTGCAAGGTGAGGTGTACCACGCCACTTATGAGCGTGCAGTACAAGCCCGAATGCCTAAGAGCAAGACGGAGTTCCTTCTTCGCAAAGTTGCAGACCAGCCGTTCTTCTCACAGACAATGGCCGACAACATGGCAGCACGTCTGTTCTCCCACTCCATCGGAACAGAAGCCGCCGACATGGACGCAATGGGCAGATACGGCGTTGACCATCGTGCGCTCGACATTACGGGTACCGTGGTGAACATGGCCATCGACCCTACAACATACATTTCAGGTGGTGTAGGTAGTATTGCCGGCAAACAGGCGTTGAAACTTGGCGGTAAGGCGATGCTTAAAGGCGCGAGCAAGGAAATTGCTGAGCGTTACATCGGTCGTACCCTTGCTGGTCGTATGGTTGCAGGTGTGGCAGCAGGTTCTGCCAACTTCGGTACGTTTGAGGGCTTGAAAAACTTGCAGCAGCAGATGAGACTGGGTGGTACACTCAATCCAGAAACAGGCGAGTATGAGTTTTCGGCTGGCGATATGTTGAAGGCTACCGGGCACGGCATGTTGCTTGGTTCGGTTACCGGTACCCTATCTCCAGTGTTGGGCAATGTGTCTGACAAGCTGGTGAAGGCTACCGAGAGCACGGCTGGCAAGGTTGGCATCCGTGCAGGAGAGCTTATGACCTCTACTGTTGCTGAGGGTACTATTTTTGCCACTCCCGAATGGATCGAGAACGCACAGTTGGCAGACGACGACCCAAACAAGCGCAAGGCAATGGACATCTGGACGGACAACATGGCTATGATGTTGGGCTTCAAGGTAAGCCACGGCATCAAGTCGGCACCTCAGGTTATAGCTGGTCTTCGCCCTATTGCCGAGCCTAAGACCATAGAGGAGCGCAACCATAACCGAAGAAGTTTTGCAGAGAGACTACGTAAGCGCATGGATGCAAGTCCTCGTGACCTCGACTTCACAAAGGAGGAACGTGAGGAACTCAGGCGCAACGGATATGGTGACCTTGCATCACTCTTCACTCGCACATCTAAGCAGCCGACCAAGCCAAAAGCCAAGCCGACCATGACGGACGGCAAGACCATGACCTTTGACGTTGACTTCCAACATGCAGAGGCCGAGCGTGTGAGCAATCCAGAGTTTGACGGATATGAAGCTATGGAACGCCTCATGCAGGACCCGAACGTCAGCCAGAGCGCAAGGGCCAAGGCATATTATATCCTCACTGGGCGTATGTTGCCGATGGGCACCGTCACTGGTTATACAACCAATAAAGACGCGAACGGCGTGACAGTACAGGCCATGACCGCACAAGGCGAGGTTGTAACGAGCCGTCACTTCAAGACCGAGGAAGAGGCAAAGAAGGAGGAGGCCAACATCATGCGTCAGGCAGAGCTTAACAGTGTGGACGTTGGTGAACGCTACAAGGAGGCTGCTGCCAATGCAAAGGTTGTGCAAGCCGCTGTAGAGTCTGTTGCACCCGGTGCAGACTTTGCTGTTGTCATGCGCAACTACAAGGCTGTGAAGGAGGGTGACAAGGATGCCATTGCAGCCTATGGCAAGATGGTTGAGGATATAGACCGCGCCATTGAAGCCAACAAAGGGGTGGCAGACGGTGAACGTCCGGAAGCCATTCGTGCCTCAATCAAGGAGGAAACTGGCGTGGACGTTGACGCTACACTACGCAAGGAGCCGAAAAACCGCACAGAAGAGGAGCAAGCAGCTGTAGAAGACTATATCAAGCGTTTGTTCCCTGAACAGAAGAGCGAGGGGGCAGGAGCCAGCGCAGAGGCAGAGCAGCCTATGTCGGAGGAAGAGTCAGCCGCCGCAGCCGCATACGACCAAGCACGTCTGCTTTGGGATAAGGTGGAGAAAGGCGATGCCGACGCTAAGGCCGAGGTAGATGCCATTACTTTGCGTATGCAGGAGGCTTACCAGATGTGTGAGGATGCCTTCGGTGCTGACGCTGAAATGCGCATTGCAGAAATAAATGAAGACCCTTGGTCGCTTGTCAACAATCCGGAGCTGAGCGAAGACCAGCAGGACGCAGTACTCTACTATGTCAATGCCAAAGCAGCAATGGAGGGCGTTATGGACGCTTCTAATGAAGCCGCCGACGGCAAGCGCAAGGAGGTGGAAGCCAATGTGGAGCGACACACACATAAGGATATGGGCGTTGTTCAGCCTGCAACCATGAAGGTTGACGACAAGCCGGTGTACGTTGTCAAGGGCAATGTCGTGATGCTCCCCGATGGTTCAGGTATAGATGTGCGCAATTCAGATCAGAGTATTGTTATCTGTGATGCAGAGACTGGCGAGTATAAGTTTGCCAGCCCGGACCAGCTGTTCTCTCTTGGTGAGGCCATCGACCCACAGACAGAACTCGATGAGGCATACGCAAACATTCAAGCCGAGCACGAAGCCGTGCTTGGTGTACCAGAAAACGGTGAAAACGTACAGGGAAACGGTGAAAACGTACCAAATTCGGCTGAAAACGTACCACAGCTTACCGATGAGCAGTTGCAACAGTACGCCCACAGTGCCTTCAATGAAGCTACACAGAGCAACGGTATCACCATTCCGCAAGAGCAAGCCGAGCAGTTGCAGCAGCACAACCAACAGATGTTGGAGCAGGAACAGCAGCGCAAGGAAGCGGAGGCAAACCGCCAACCTACCGCATTGGAGCGTGTACCCATCAACGAGGAAACCGGTGAACCGATGTTTGAAAAGGCAGACCGCGAGACAGCCCTTGACGCTCTCAATGAGGTTACCGGCGGTAACGATGAAAATACTACCGCCATTGTTAGAGCACAAGTTGAACAGGCAAGCAAGGCACTTGAAGCGTTGAAGAAGAAGGAACCCACAAAGAAGGCTCCTTCTCTGAAAGGTTCACCAATGGCAATGGTAAAGGCACAGCAGGAAGCGGAGGCCAACTACAACACCGCCATGGAAGAGTATAACGCCCAAGTAGCCGCTGCAGAAGAGAATTTGAACGCATGGTCGCGTATCAACTCCCTTATGAATGACAGAAAGCGTGCTATCCGTGAGCAGCAGGAGGCAGAGCGCAAGGCTCGCGAGGAAAAGCTACACGCCGAAGCCGTTGCACGTCTGAAGGAAGACAAGCGCGTTGCCGCTGAGAAAGCAGCCGAGCAAGCCACAGTCGGTATTCATGCCGTGAACCCGAAGATAAAGGCAAAGTGGGACGGAGCCACCAAGGTAGAGGGCAATCCTAACGCTATCACGCTTGCAGACGGTTCTACTATCCGTGGTCACTACGTCCTCACAGAGGCAGGAGCAGCCACCGCCAGCCATGACGTGAACAATGCTTACGAGCCTACTGAAGGTTTCCCAGTTGACGAGAATGGCGAGAGCGTGAATGACCGCGACTATAAGCGCGACAAGGATGCGCAACGTATTGTGAGAGACATGGCAGACAGCTACGACAGCAGAGCGTTGCAGACACCGGTAATTGTCAGCAAGGATGGCGTTGTGCTTTCGGGCAACAATCGTACAATGTCGGGCGAGATTGCAGCAAAGCAAGGTACAGACAAGGCGTATGTGGACCACTTGCGCGAGTTTGGAGCCATGTTCGGCTTCACTCCTGAGCAGATAGACGGTATGCAGCATCCGCGCGTAGTCTTCGTTCCTGATGAGGAACTGCCATACGATGCTAATACGTTTGCACGCTTCAATGCTGAACAGCAGAAAAAGCAGAGCAAGCCGGAGCACGCCGTAAAATTGGGTAAGATTGTTCCTGACAATGTGTTCACAAGCATAACCAATGACATCAGCCGCTTTGACCGCATGTCTGACTACTATGCCGACGACAAATCAGTGGCTTCTGCCATCAGTCAGTTGTTGGATGCAGGAGTTATTAACGAAATGCAGTTACCAGAGCTTCGCACTGGCAATGCTTTGTCGGCAGCAGGTAAGGAACTTATCGAGAACACACTTATAGGCAAGGTCTTCCAGACTTCGCCCGATGCCGTGCGCCAGATTATCAGCACACCGACACTTCGTCAGTCTGTTGTTATGGGCTTGAACGAGATTGCCAACAACCGCACCCTCGCTAAGAGTGGCTATGACCTTAGCAAGGAATTGGCAGCAGCCGTTGACCTTGTGAGTCGTGCCAAGTCTGACTCGCCCGAGATCTATAAGGAAGGTATGCCGGTATCTCCTTACGGCAGACAGAAAGGGCTGTTTGACGACGAATACGGAGACAGTCGTGTAACCGATGGCGTTACGTTGCTCCTTGCCGACCTGCTGAACAGCGGAAAGCCGAGCGACTTGCGCAAGGTTCTCTCTACATACAATAACGAGGCTGCATCATCTGCTGCAGGTCAGATAGACATGTTCAGCGGAGACGTGACCTCTAAGGAAGAAATTCTCAAAAACGTAAACGAATATTTCAGAAATGCTACACCAAAAGAACAACAAGCCCTCATCGACGCAGCCGTTGCAGAACGCAAACGGAGAGCAGAAGCCGCAGAGCCAGCTGGAGGAGACGAGGCAAGCGAACAAGCTACGGTTGTTGCTGGGAGCGATGCAGAGCCTCAACAGCCAGTCGTAGCCAGTGAAGAACCAGTAAAGGGTAACGAACCCGATGCCGACGCATTGGCGAAGGAAGCCGAAGAGAAACTGAGCGAGCGCATCACCGATACAGAAGACGAGTGGACGGAACCAAGCGAATATGGAGAAATCTACAAGCATCGTATGTTCGTTGATGGCAAGGAAGTTATCAAGGTTGACGCTCCTGACAAGAGCAAGAATTATCCCGGAACCTATTATGAGATTGACGGCAAACAGTTTGGCGACCTCTACGAAGTAGCCAACTATATTGACGGCAATGAGCAGCCGTTGTCTGCAAAGATTGAAGCTGCTTCGGCTGAGGTGAACACTGAGCCTACCGAGGCACAGAAGGAGGCTGGCAACTACAAGAAGGGCCATGTGCAGGTGGGTTCGTTTGACATTACCATTGAGCAGCCGCAGGGCAGCGTGCGTAAGGGCACTGATGCTGATGGCAAGCAATGGGAAAGCAAGATGAACAACACTTACGGCTACATTCGTGGTGCAGTTGGTGTTGACGGCGACCACATTGACGTGTTCCTCTCCAATGACATAGACGGCTGGAACGGACGCAAGGTGTTCGTCGTTGACCAGTACAATCCCGATGGCAGCTTTGATGAGCACAAGGTGATGCTTGGCTTCAATGATCAAGACGAGGCTAAGGGCGACTACCTTGCCAATTACGAGCAGGGTTGGGAGAATGGCCGCAGAATTGACATTACTGGCGTGAACCTCGAAGACTTCGAGAAGTGGATAGAGTCGAGCAAGCGTAAGACTAAGCCATTCGGTGAATATTCATCGGTGAATAAGGACGTTGTGGAAATCAACACACCGGAAGCTGGCTATTCTATCACTCCTTCAATCTATACTAATAAGAAAGGTAAGACGAGCAATGTTTCTCTCCTTACCTTTGACCATGACTTGACTGCCGACCAAGAGCGTGCCGTCAAGGAGTTTGCCAAAGAACGTACAGGTGAGGGACGCTTTGCCCCTGCACGCGGATGGAAAGACCGTGAGAGCGGTGGCTGGATGTTCCGTAGCGAAGAGGACGCACGCAAGGCCGCTGAAATGGTTGGTAATGAGGAAGCCGTTGCAGACAACCAGCCAATGACAGCGCAGGAACTTCGCGATGCCGTGGAGCCGAAGAAGCCAACGACAAGCAAGAATACCGCAGTCAAGAAACCTGCAAACCGCGTAGAGGTCGCAGATGTGGCAGAGCAGAAGCCATCAGAGCCGACCAAAGCAGAGCAACCAAAGCAAGATGGAGAGAAGAAACTTGTCATTACTGACGAAATGAAGCATGATGAGGACATTCTTCGTGAATTGCTTGGTATTGGTGATGACGAGTTGGACGGAGGCATAAAGTTCCGCGACCCAGATGCGATGACCTCTCAACAGAGGCGTTTTGTGTACAATGCAGGTGTGAACTACTCATTGGGATATATTGACCAAGGCTTTGTGAAATTCCCCGAATTTGCAAAGGCAATGGTCAGCCGTCTCGGCTATAAAATCAAGCCGTGGCTGAAATCGTTTTATGAGGGTGCAAAACGTATTCCTGGTTATGACCAAGCGATGTTTACTCCTACAGAGGAGGTTGATGCCTTTGATGTGGAGAACTTCGACAAGCCTACCAAGGACGTAATGGCACAAGCCAACATGATAGTTGAGGAAGGCAAGGCACAAGTGGCCGCAGAAAAAGCAAACAATGAATTAAAGGCAACAAGAAATGAGCAACGAAAAGAAACCGAAAAGCAGACAGCAGCAAATACAGATGCTGTTGCAGCAGAAGCAAAGTCTGTTGCAAGCGAAGCAACGGCTCTCGCAGAAACTTCAAGCGACGAGCAAGCCCTCACCGGAGCAGCAGAGCGAGTAGATGAAACCCTCGACAAGGTAAATGAGCAGCTTGCCCTGCTTGGCTACTATGAGGCTGACGAGGTGGAGAAGGACTACAACGAGGCATACGGCTACATGCGTAATGCAGAGAAGAAAGCCGTGAAGGATGCAGCCAACCTTGCAAGCCAGTTGATTGACGACCTTGGACTTGACCGCTTCGAGGCTACACATGGAGAGGCAGATAAGAAAGGTAAACGCAAGACGAAACCGCTTGCCGTGGCAAACATTGCCCCTGCTGGAGGTGATGTCAGTATCCACCTGCCATTGGCTGAGGGGCGTGAACTGTATGTGAATATTCAGCTCGTACCATCTGCAGGGAAAGGTATCACCAACTTTGGTGGTGACAACCTCGAAGTGACTGGTATTATGTTCCGTGTGGAGCATCCAAGTGGAAATGGTAACGACCGCTATGGCAGAAATGAATGGGTTGACAATGACGTGACTTATTCAGAACTGTTGGAGAAGGTGCAGCGTGAAACCTACAAATATATACCTGCGCGTACGGATGTTGCAGAGGGAGAGTATAATGTAGGTGACAAGGTGCAGTATTCACCTGACGGTGGTCGCACATGGAAAGACGCAGTAGTGGCACAGCCTAACGATATGGGCGGCATCCGCATTGACACAGGCCTTGCTCCAGTCATGTGGGTTAATGCTCACCCCGACCAGTTGCGACATAAGCCGAGTGAGGCATCCGAACGTAAGAATGATGCCGTTGGCGACTTCTACGAGGACGGCATTAACGAAGACGCTGTTGCGGCATTGCCAGAAGACACTGCCATACAGCTCCATGTTGTTGACATTCTCAATCCGGGCATGACTGACCATTCGATGAAGTCGAAGATCGAGAGCCTCAACACATTGCTTCCTAAGATTTCAGACAAGAAATTGTCGGAACTCGACAAGGAGTATGGCGACGACAAGAATATGGGCACCCATATCAAGGCAGAGGTGGCGAGACGTGAAAACGAGGGTATCTTCAAAAAAGCGGAGCGCATAGCCAAGGAAGACAGGGCAAAGCGTGAGAAAGCAAGAGCAGAAGCAGAAATCGATGCAACCGATTTACCAAAGCCAGCCAAGGACAAGGCGAAACGTGCGCTTCATGGCAGCGACAGCATGACGGATAATGCCGCCCTTGCTGAAGCAGAACGCCGTGTTGAGAAAAAGAAGAAAAGTGGCAAGAAAGTCAAACCAGAGCAGCGAGTAGGCGATTTGTTTGCAGGACTGTTGGACGAAGAGCCAGAAACGAAAGTAGAGGCACGGAATGACGGAAATACAGATATACATCGTACCTTTGCCAATACGGTGAAGAACGACATGCTTGCCTCACTCGACAATGGCACAAAGCCATACCGAGGCATTATTGACTTGCGCAAGCGAGCCAAAGATTTAGGCATGGATGTGGACGACGAGGGCCGCAGCGACATATTGTTGCAGGAACTTGTGGAGGACGGTCTTGTGCGTGCTGCGCGTGAGGTGACAGAGCGCATGGGCAGCGGCAACAAGGAAGCCTACGACCTAATCTGCAAACTCTACGAGATGCAGCCCACCATATCCGCCCGAAGTAGCAACCGCATCAAGATGCAGCAGTACTCCACCCCTCTGCCTATGGCATGGAACGCAGACCGCTTCGCCATGCACGGCAAGGACAGAGGACAAGTGCTTGAGCCTACGGCAGGAAACGGAATGCTTGTGTTCGGTGTACCTGCCAAGCAGGTACACGCCAACGAACTTGACGAGACCCGACTTGCCAACCTGCGCGAGCAAGGCTTTGCCCAAGTAACGCAGCAAGATGCTACCGAGCCGTTTGAGGGCGGCAAGAAGTATGATGCCATTATTAGCAACCCACCTTTCGGCAAGCGAGAAGCCGCAGAGTATGACGGCAAGATGATAGGCGGACTTGACCCCCAGATTACGCTCAACGCCCTTGCCAGCATGAAAGATGACGGACGAGCAGCCATCATCATCGGTGGTAACATGGAGTATGCAGCCAACGGCGGCATTAAGAACATGAAGCCTTTCTTCACCTATCTCTATGACCACTACAACGTAAAGGGTGTGGTGGACATGGACGGCAAGCTTTATGCTAAGCAGGGAACCACATTCCCCACACGCATGATACTCATTGACGGCAGACGCAGTGAGGAAGAGCGTGCGCAGAGTGCCGTGTATCCTCCTGTCAAGACCAAGGCTGTGCGCAAGGCAGATAGCTTTGAGGACTTGTATAACATCATCGACGAAATAATAAATTCACCAGAAAAGACAAATGGAACAGAAATATTACGTAGCCAGCAAGGGCAGTTGGACTCTGTCGGTAACAAACCATCCAGGCGAACTGACCGAGAGGGACATAATGAACAACCTCGTGAGAATGATGAGGCTGGACGCAGAGAACCAAGAACAGAAAGTAAGCCAGCGAACGCTGCAAACGGAAGCCAACCAGTTCTACCAGGAGAACGTGGAGCGGCTGCTGGAGATGGTAAAGCCGGGAGTAAGCCTACAGGAAATGCCGAAGGAGGAACTGGAGGAAACACTGAACCTGCCGTTCAGCGAGTGGGAACAGAACGAGTTTCCACGGACGGAGTGGGATTAGCCCCAATCGTACACGCAGAACCCAAGAAGCGCGAGCTTACAGACGAGAAGAGTGCGTACAGACCGCACAACACCGCCTACTCATTGAAGAGCGTAGCCCCATCCGCTATGGTTGAGGCAATGGACAACGTACTCACCCATATAGAAAAAGAGCATGGTAGCATAGATAACTTTGTAACCAAGGAACTCGGCTATGACAGCGTGGAGGATGCACACCACGCCCTCGCAGCCGAGCAGATGGACAGTGTTGCCATGGCTGTATATCAGATGAAACATGGTCAAGCTCTCATTATTGGCGACCAGACAGGTGTGGGTAAAGGCCGTCAGATGGCAGCACTTATCCGTTGGGCAGTGAAGCGAGGTGAAAAGCCTGTGTTCATCACACAGAAAGCCGACCTCCTTTCCGACATTTACCGCGACTTGGTAGATGTCGGCAGCGGAGACCTTGTGCCGTTCATCTTTAACTCAGACGGAGCCATAGTGGACAGCAACGGCAAGACCGTACACAAGCCCCTGTCGCAAAAAGAGCAAGCTAAAGTGTTCGCATCAGGCAAGTTGCCCGATGGATACGACTTTGCCGTACTTACCTACTCACAGGTAAACACAGGCGATGACATTAGTCAGAAAGAGTTCAGAGAAGCAGCCAAGCAAAACGGTGCGAGAGCGAAGAAGAGCAAGAGCGAGGGCAAACCCACACCCAAAGCCACCTTCTTGCGTGCCATAGCCAAGGACAACTACCTCTTTCTTGACGAGAGCCATACGGCAGCAGGAACAAGCAACACGGGAGCCTATCTGCAAAGCATCTTGCGCAGTGCAAAAGCCGCCACCTTTGCCAGTGCCACCTTTGCCAAGCGACCCGACACCATGCCACTCTACGCCATCAGAACCGCCATGAGCCAAGCCAACGTGGAGCCGAACAAGATGATTAGCATCATCGAGAAAGGCGGTGTTACGTTGCAGGAGATAATGAGCCGTGAGTTGACCAATGCCGGGCAGATGGTACGCCGTGAGCGCGACATGAGTGACGTGCTCACTGACTGGAAGACCATAGACGATGTCGAGACAGTGAAGCGAGCAAGGGAAAACTACGACAAGACAATTGCCGCATTCAACGCCATCATCAAGTTCCAAGAGGACTATGTGAAGCCCATGATAGATAGTCTTGACCAAGAACTCGCCATCATGGCAGAAAGTGCAGGAGTGAAACGCGGCACTGACAAGATGGGCGTAGACAACGTGCCGTTCGCCAGCAAGACCTACAACTACACCAAGCAGCTCATGCTCGCCTTAAAGGTTGATGCAATAGCCGACGAAGTGGAAAAGGAAATCAATGCCGGGCGACACCCCGTCATTGCCCTCGAAAGCACGATGGAAAGTAGCATCAAGGACTATGCAGCAGGAGAGACCATTGACGAACCTACGTTCAGTGCCAGCCTACTGAAAGGACTTGACAGCGTGATGCAGTACACCATCAAGGACGAGGACGGCAACGAGCAGCACCTGCATTACAGTCCGTCAGAACTTGGTGAGGCAGGAGAAAAAGCCTACTACGAGCTGCAGAACCTCATCCGCGAGAGTACCAGCGACATATTCATCAGTCCGCTTGATGCCATCATCGACCGTCTTCATGAGAAAGGCTACAAGGTGGGCGAACTTACCGGGCGCAACATGTACGTTGAGCGTGGCGAGGACGGAATGGTAGTGGTGAAGCGTAGAACCGACAAGGACAAGAAGAGGATGCAGCGCGAGTTCAACAACGGAGAACTTGACGTGCTTATTCTCAATAAGTCTGCCTCCACTGGTATCAGTCTCCACGCCTCCGAGAAGTTCAGTGACCAACGTCAGCGTAGCATGATAATCGCCCAGCCACTGAGCGACATCAACGACTATATGCAGATGATAGGCCGCATCGACCGCACTGGGCAGGTACACCGTGGCTATTACATCAACCTCGGTTTGCCAGTGCCAGCTGAGAACCGCTTCTTGATGATGCTCTCCACCAAGTTGAAGTCGCTCAATGCCAACACCACCACATCGCAGGACAGCGAGAGCAACGAAGTGGATGCCCCCGACCTACTCAATAAGTACGGAAGCCAAGTTGTTGTGGAGTATCTCCGCGACAACCCAGAAATATATGAGAAGATGGGCGCACCCTTGAAGAAAGGCGGTCTTGGCGGTGGCAAGGTAATGGCCAAAGACCTTGACGAGTACAAGGCGCAAGAGGATGATGCACGCAAGATAACAGGCTATGTGGCATTGCTTTCTACCAAGGAGCAGGAAGATTTCTACGACGACGTGGTGAGACGTTACAACGAGTTGATAAAGTATCTGAACGACACTGGCAACAACGACTTGAAGATAACCGTCATGCCGTTGCGAGCCAAGACCATAGACAAGCGAGTGTCGTCGGCAGGTATCGACCCGAACGGCAGTAACCCATTCGCCCAGAACTCCTACGTTGAAAAGGTGGAAATGGACGTGCTTCGCAAGCCGATGAAAGCCGACGAGGTGCGCAAGACCATCGAGCAGGTGAACAAGGGGGAAAGTCCCGAGGACTATATGCACCATGTGGTAGCCACCATCAATGCCGAAGATGCGGCAAGATTGGCAGCAGAGGATGCACGCTATGAGAAAGACCAGCAGCGTGCGCAGGAAAGCATAGCCAAGCAAGCCGAGAAGATAAATGCTCAGAAGAAGCGCACTGCAGAAGAAAAAGTCTCTGCCATAGCCACCTTCACCGAGGAAACCAACGCCAACACGGAAGCGAAGCACAAGCAGAATGTAGAGCGCATCAAGTCCAACAGCCGTATGCTGAAGCACAGCCTCAACCAATTTGAGGTAGGCAAGTCGTACCTTGTTCCCGACAACTTGGAGAGCCAGATGTTTGACTTTGCCGCCTCTGCCATCTTCTGCGGCTATAAAACCAAGGACAGCAAGATAACAGCAAGCACCACGCTTGCCGTGTTCGCCACCCTTGACGGACGCAGACGTGTTGAGGTGAAGCTGTCGCAACTTGGAGCCTTGCAGAGCATCGATAAGATGACCAATGACAACTGGGACTCAGCACGCAGCACCACACTTGACAATTGGGATAGCCAGATACCTACCGAGACACGCAAGGAGGGCTACATCATGACAGGTAACATCTTGCAAGCCATTGCCGATACGCAGGACGAGAGAGGCGGTTATCCCGGTCAGCTTATCAGTTACACCGACATCAACGGCAACGTGCATGATGGCATCTTGATGCCCGACAAGTGGAACTCCAGCATGCTGAAAAGCAGCGGTGCGCCCATCATCAGCCGTATGCAGCAGATAAAGGACTACGAGACCGTGACGAGTCACGACAAGAAAGTGGAACTCAGCGGAAACAAGTGGGTGAACGCCTACTATTTGACCGTACCCAAGACGAAGAAAGACGGTGCTGTATACTTTGAGAACAAGACTCTGCTCGATGCTGCAGGCGGCAATTTCTATCCCTATCGCGGAAAACTGCGTGCAGACATTTCGGGCAGGGACATAGAGAAAGTAGTCATGGAGTTGAGTAAACTCGGAGTAAAGGTACAAGACGACTCATCCTCTTCAGACGAGGGCAAGAAGTTCCGTTTGCTGGATGCTGACGACCCTAAGGCAATGGAGTTAGAAGCACTGCCCGATAGTGAACTGGTGCCAGTGTATCGTAATGTGCAAGCCTTTGAGGATGATGCACTGGGTTCACCTATGGCATTTACCGATGCAGAGACAGGCGAGCGCAGGACATTGGAAGGCAGACGTTGGAACTATTCTGCACCTCCAAAGGTGGAACTCACCGAGGAGCAGCAGCGCAAGCTGGACGAACTCAACAAGAATGGCTACATCATGGTTGACGGCAAAAAGAGTACAGAGTTGCAGATCAATGACGGTTTGAAATTCGTAAAGCCGAAGACCAAGGAGGCACAGTTGCAGTACTTCCTGAAGAAGAACCCCGAAGACAAGGGCTTGTGGGCAGCATACGACCCCTACGACCATGCGATTGAAACACCGTTGAACACGCAGTTTGGCGAGGCATACAAGAGACCGAACCTTGTTGTTGTGCGCAGCCTCATCCCGAAATCGGAGATAGACGAGCCGTTCCACGCAGACTATGCTCTGTTGCCTACCGGTGCCCATCAGTGGAATAATGGTCGCACGCTGTTTCTTTCACGCTGGAGCAAGATAGACAAGGTGCTCACCCGTGAGGAGGAAGCGAAGCTTATTGATGAGTACTGGAAGAAGCATCCGGGAAAGCGCGAGGAGCTGAAGAGCCATCGCGACTACAACCGCTTTGTGCCACAAGTGCGCAGAGAGTTGGAGAAGATGGGCTACCGCTTTGAACTTGACGGCAAGGAGTTGACACCGGAGGAGAGTCTTGCACTCGACAAGCAGAACTGGGAGAGCCGCGATATTATCCCCGGACGCGAAGGACACACGCCATTCGTCAGCAACGAAGACATAGCACGCATCAATGCGAAGATGGCCGGCAAGTGGGTAGGCGAACCGAAGGAAGCAATGGAAAGTGCGATGAGCGAGAGAGTAACCGAACTGTCCGAACGTCTGCATACTCCAGTGCGCATCATCCGTACAGAGGAAGAAGTGGCTGCATTACCTTCCGTGCGCCAGCGCAGAATGAAGGGTAGCTTCAATCCTATGACTGGCGAGGTGACTATTGTTGTTCCCAACAATGCTAACATGGCAGACATTGAGAATACGTTTGTGCATGAGGTTGTGGGTCACGATGGTTTGCGCGTGCTGTTCCCTGATGAGGCTAAGCTGAACAATGCTCTTGATGAACTCTATCGTGTGTCTAAGGACGAGATACGCGGTACCATTGACCGCATGGCGCAGAAGATGTACGATGCCGAGGTGGACCGCATACGTGAGAAGAAACGCAAGGAGCATGTAGCCAATGGTGAGGATGCCAACGCTTCATACTATGCAGATATGGCAGCAGCACATGCCGAGGCCGGAAAGAAGCGTGAGCAGTTCAAGCGTGATGCAACAGAGGAATATGGTGCCGACCTTGCAGGACGTATCGGTGAGAAAGGCTTTGAGAAGATGAGTGCCGAAGAACTTACGTTCTGGGGCAAACTGAAAGCCATGCTCCAAAAGGCTCTACAAAAATTGTTGGACGGATTGAAAATCCCCGGCAAGAGAAAATGGGGTGATAAGGACTGGGCATTTGTGCTGCATGAAGCCTACAAGCGTAAGAAGAATGGTGGTAAGCCTACTGTGTTCGATGCCGCTGATACTGAGGTTATGCGCAGAAAAACTGGCTTCGGAGATACTAAGTTCAGTGATGGTAAACGTGAGCAACAGACTGCTAACGAGCGTTTCAATAATGAACTTACACGTTATCAGAATGGCGAAATGGATAAGAATGAAATGCTGCATCTTGGCAGACCGCAAGGTGTAATGCGTACATTCCTGCCCAACTTGCCTATTGTTATGCGTCAGCGTGTAATAAAGAAAGGTTCAGAGAAAAAGCACGAAGTTGATGTTTCTGCCATAATGAATATGCCGCAGCACTTATCTTCTCCTATATTCGTGTTTCAACGTAGCGAAGACACCATAGGTGTACTTACAGACATGAGAGACCGCAATGGCAAAAATGTTTGTGTGGCTATTGAATTGAAGAGACAGATACAGCATGGTGCAAAATATCTCGAAGTGAATGATGTGCGTTCGTTCCACGGCAGAGAGTTCAAAAATATTGTAGAACCGATTGCGAACAACAGAACCTTGAAGTGGGTAGATAAAGAAAAAGGACTCGCTTATCTCTCCTCAGCGTCACAACCGGTTCAGCAGGAAATAGACAAGCAAGTCCTTAATACTGCGACAAAGGTAGTGAAAGATTTTGTAAATCCCAAAGTTTCTGACGAAAATGTTGCAGATGAGGGTGTTATGTTCCGCGATGGCGATATGGGACTTGAAGAAACCATCACTAAGATGAAGGTTGAGGCAAGCCAAGCCAATGCCGATAACTGGCAAACCAAGCAGGATGCAATGAGAGCCATAGGTGGCAATCTTAACAAGTTGCGTCAGGCAATGGCACGTCAGAGAGCGTATGACCTATCAACTGTCAAGAGCATAACAGACCTTGCTAAGGTGTTGCTTGAAAACGGATTGCTCGATGATCTGAGCAAGTATGAGACAAAGCGCATCCTATCAGCTGTGAACAATGTACATGGCAAGCAGGACGTAAGTGATTACGTTCAGAAGGTTATGGACATCATGGTTGACAACCAGCTACGCATGGGAGCTAACCAGCTGGGCAAACTCCTTTCCATCCGTGGAAGCCGCGTTGACGCGCGAGGTATTGAGGTGCAAGGACAGCTTGACCCAGAAGGCCAGCGTATTGCGCAGGTGGTTAGGAAAGCCACTTCCTTACCAAAGGAGAACATAGAGGAGCGTATTGCCGACTGCACCAATCGTATGGGTAGTGACGACAATGCTGTAGCTGAGGAAGCAGCCATCGAGTACAGCGGTCTGTTGCTTGCCCATCAGTTTGTAGAGGACATCACCGAAAGCAAGGCTGAGGAAAAGGCTCTTCGCGAAAGCATTAAGGAAGCCAAGGCTGACTTGGATGCAGGAACGATGGAAGCCGATGCTTACCGTGAATACGTGGAGTCAACCAACGATGCCATTCGTCAGAATAAGATAGAGCGAGCCGAAGCCTACCGCAGCATCGTGGAGCAAGTAGGCGGTGTTCTTGGTGGCAGCGTTGAGCGAGCCAAGGCATGGCGTGAGGCCGAGAAGCAGCGCGTTGAGACTATCCATCACAATGCCAACTCGGATATGACCGGCAGACCTAACGACGAGCATCACAAGGAAAGCAAGGCACAGAAGATAGCCAATAACAGTATAGTACGCTTTGTTCTTGCACCTTTAGGCACGTTCGACCAGATGCTGAGAATGTTCGGAAAGAAGAGTGTGAACGGTGAGGGCTACTTGTGGAACCGCTATATGCGTGGATGGGTTGAGGCAACCGAAAAGGAGTACACCGGTTATCAGAACGCCTTGAAGACGCTCGATGAGAAGGTTAGCGAAGTATTCGGCAAAAAGATGAAATGGGGCGACCTGTTCTCTTTGGAGCGCAACCTGCCCAAAGCAACCGTTACCTTCTGGGACGGTGGCGAGCAGAAGGCACACGAACTGACACAAGGCAACCTTCTGTATATATACATGGTTGACAAGATGGCAGACGGCCGCATGAAGTTGCGCCGTATGGGCATCACCGAGGAAGATGTGGAGAACATAAAAGAATTTGTTGATCCTCGCTTCTTAGAACTTGCCGACTGGATGCAGGACGAGTTCCTTGTGGAAAAACGCAACGAGTACAACGAGGTGCATAAGCGCATGTTCGGTGCTTCAATGGCAGCGATTGAGAACTACTTCCCTTTGAAGATACTTGCCAATGCGAGAATTGAAGAAGTGGACGTAGCCGACGATACAACCGACACCGCATTGCCAGCGACCTCAACCGGTAGCATCATCAAGCGCAGACGCAACAATCTTGCCCTTGACGTGATGGGTGCAGACGCATTCAGCGTTATACTCGACCACATTCAGCAGATGGAACGTTGGGCATCCTTTGCAGAGTTCAACCGCGACTTGAACACCTTACTGTCATACAAGCGTTTCCGCAACCAAGTTATGAACATGACAAGTGTTTACGGTGGTGGAAAGACACTGTGGAAGAACTTCCGCAATGTGTGCAGTATGGCCGCAGGAGCCTACCGCCCACCAATCGCTCAGCTTGACAAAGCGGCTGTGAACATAGCAAAGGGAGTAACGGCAGCCAAGGTAAGTTTCAGAGTATTCACTGCATTGAAGCAGTTTGCGTCTATGCCAGCTTATCTGTCTGACAGCAGCCCAGTATATCTTGCCGCCAACCTTGTGAACCCGATAGGTGCTTGGAAGTGGTCGATGGAAAACCTTCCACTCTTCGAGAAGCGTTGGAAGAGCCGCATGGCAGGAGACCCAAGACTGATGAAGAGCGAAATGGACTGGAAGATGTGGCAGAACCATGTTGTGGAAATAGCCTCGCGTATCGGTATGTCACCTAATGCCTTCGTCGATGCACTGACAGTTGCCATTGGTGCACACTCGATGTATCAGACCAAGAAGAAGAAATATCTTCGTTACGGTTACGATGAAGAGACGGCAGAGAAGCGAGCCAAACAAGACGCTACTATTCTGTTCAACCAGACGCAGCAGTCGAGTGAAAGCGCGTTCCTTTCCACAATGCAGGTGGACCGTTCATGGCTGAGCGTTTTGTTCACCATCTTCAGAAACGCATCCATGGCGTACGAAAGGCGACTACATAATGCCTTCCGCAACGTAAAGCGGCATTTGTTCGAACCGGGATATAAAGCAGAGTCTATAGCGTTCATGGCCAAACAGATGCGTAGGGACGGCATAGCCCCCGACAAAGCTGATGCTAATGCCAAACGTGAGTATCGCAAGAGTCTTCTACACGATCTTGCAGACATTGCTATATTTGGCTATGGTATGCAACTTGCGTGGAACATCTTCTCATATTTACCTTACCTTATCTTCGGTGATGATGATGAGACAAAAGATGAATTTTGGCACGATGTGTTCAACCACACTATGTTCGGCAGCATTGAGGGACTAACAGGCGGTGACGTTATGAGTTCAGCCGGGCAGATGGCACTCAATGGAGAAGCCAATTGGAGTTACCTTGTAAAAGATATGCCGTTGGCAAGCGACCTTGCAACAATTCTTCAGAAGATGCCAAAGGACAAGGTGGCCGCAATGAACGATGTTGTGAACCTGCTTGTGCAGTCGGGTGTTGGAGTTAATCCACAATCGCTGACCGATGCAATGGTTGCCATCATGGACTACTGTGGTGACGACGCAAACACCTCTCGCGAGTGTGCCCTGCTTATCACGCGCATCATCAACTGCCCACAAAGTCAGATCGACAAGATTTACTTTGACGAGCTTAACGCCACGGCAGCAGAGGCGCAAGGCATGACCCCGGCAGAGATAGCCGAGCGATATGCCCGATATAAGATGCACAGAGGCGCGCCGTTAACCGGATGGGCGTACACTGATGAAGCTCGCGACTCCGTAATGACTGCCCAGCAGAACCGAGTGCTTACGAAAGCCAAGGAGAAGTTGAACAACAGAATGGAGACTGAGGAAACCAAACAGTTGTTGAGTGATTACGATGCTATTGCCAAGCAAGAGACCGCATTGTCGAAGATAAAGAAGACCGACCATGCAGCCTACCGCGAGGGAATGAAGCAGCTACGCCAGTCTAACGACATGCGCCAGCACATGCGCCTGAAGCGATATAAGCATGACATGAAGGAACTCACGGCAAAGTATCTACGCAGCAAGAGTGCAGAAGAACGTGACTCGATTGTCAGCACGATGTTCAGTACACGTGCGAAGATGCTTGAAGACATCGGCAGAATGAAGCAACAATAGTTAAACAACAAAGGACGGTGCAAGATGTTAATTTTGCACCGTCCCAAATTATAAAAATATGGCAAGAAGAAAATTACATAAGGCGAGTGCTGTCATGCCTCATGAAGGTCTGGACAGCGTAGCTACAGCCAAGCATACGTTGGGCAGTAACCGTGCATTTGAGGTATTGTGGCAAGCCCAGCAGTATTGGCTTGCTATGGATACGTTCCGCAGAGACCGTGAACGAAACAAGAACTACACCTACGGACGGCAGTGGGATGACTACGTTTGTGTGAATGGTCGGAAAATACGCGAAGAGGAACTCATCAAGAAGCAAGGTAATGTACCCTTGAAGAACAACCTCATTCGTCGTATGGTACAAGCTGTACTTGGTATATACCGCAGTCAAGCCAAAGAACCCACTTGTACGGCACGCGACCGTGACGAACAGCGTTATGGCGAGACGATGAGTACCGTGTTGCAGTGCAACATGCAGCTGAACCGCATGACAGAAATAAACGCACGATGTATGGAGGAGTTCCTTATATCGGGCTTTGTCGTGCAGCGTAAGTGGTATGGCTGGCGAGAAAACAAGCTGGACTGTTGGACTGACTATGTACAGCCCAACAACTTCTTTATCGATAACAACATGAGGGATTTCCGAGGTTGGGATTGCAGTTGTGTGGGCGAGGTGCATGATATATCGTTTGAGGAACTGTGCGGACGCTTTGCCAAAGACGGAAACGATTACAACCGTCTGGCCGAGATATACAAGTTTGCCAAAGACAAATCATATCTCAGTGCTACGTTTAATCATTTTGGCCATCCTTTGCAGGGCAACTTTGATTTTTTTGTTCCGTATGATGTGACACGTTGTCGTGTAATCGAAGTGTGGAGGAAAGAAAGCAAACCACGTGTCCGCTGCCATGATGTAAACAACGGCGATGTGTTCAAAATTGACATTGAGGATTTCCAAGCCCTTGTAGCAGATGAAAACGACAAGCGTCTGCAAGAGGCCCGTGAGCTTGGCATGGACGAGAGTGATGTGCCGCTTATCCGTTGGGAATGGTTTATTGATAGCTACTGGTATTATTACATGCTCACTCCATTTGGTGACATTCTGGAAGAAGGCGAAACCCCATACGAGCACAAGAGCCATCCGTATGTGTTCAAAGCCTATCCGTTCATCGACGGTGAGATACATAGCTTTGTGAGCAATGTAATAGACCAGCAGCGATACACAAACCGCTTGATTACAATGTATGACTGGATTATGCGAGCTTCGGCAAAAGGTGTGTTGCTGTTCCCTGAAGAGTGTCTCCCCAAGGGTATGTCGATGGAAGATGTTGCGGACGAGTGGGCAAGGTTTAACGGCATCATTATGATAAAGCAGCCTAAGGTAGGACAGGCACTGCCACAGCAGATAGCCAACAACTGCACGCAGATAGGTATATCAGAATTGCTGAACATGCAGTTGAAGTTCTTCGAGGACATATCCGGTGTTAACGGTGCATTGCAAGGGAAGCCCGGCTATTCAGGTATGTCGGCGAGTCTCTACAGCCAACAGGCACAGAACGCTTCAACGTCTCTGCTTGACTTGCTCGATACGTTCTCGTCTTTCGTAAGGGAAGGCGCATACAAGGACGTGAAGAACATCCAGCAGTTCTACGACACGCCACGCGTATTCAACATTGCCGGAAAGAACTCAACCATTGTAGAGTATGACCCGAAGAAGATACGCGACGTAGAGTTTGACCTTTCGATTGTTGAGAGCACAGCAACCCCAGCATACCGCGCTCTAACCAACGACATGCTTATGCAGTTGTGGGAAAAGAACGCTATCAGCGTGGAGCAGCTGTTGGAACACGGCGACTTTCCATTTGCCGACGAGTTGCTGCAGAGCATCAAGTCACAAAGGGAACAGCTGGAACAAGGCAAGGTACCGGACGGCATTTCTCCGGAACTTGCGCAGCAGGTTCAGCAAAACGCAAACGCATCTGCCATGCAACAGGCACAGCAGATGCTACAAGCGTCTTAATAAAGCTATCAGATGGAAGCCTCGGAGACGGGGCTTCTGTCTTTTCGGAGTGTGCGGTTTGTGATAGGCACAAATTCGGGCATCTCCATTTCACGGTAGCAGATGTGCAGACCGATGGCACGTGTCATGAGCAAGTCGTCATGCTTGCCGACAATAGCACCATACGCGCCATTCGGCTTGCGCTCATAGGTGTCGTACTCGTCAAGACACCGTTTGTCGCGCTCGATATACAGACGCTCACGAATGACCTTGACCAAGGTGGAGATAATCATTGGCTTGGTGGCCACATTCGTATGGAAGCCATACTTGCGAGGCGCACCCTCGCGTATCTCGTCCTCGGACTGCTTGCGAGCGTAGAGATTGGGATAGATGTCTGAAATCTGATTGAGGATATACTGCGACTGGTCGCCACCCTCCACCTGTCGCTCCTTGTCGTGCGTCTCCAAGGTGTTGGACTCGATGACCAACAGCGAGTCGTTGTAGAAAGCAGCAATCTGCGCGGCACGCCATGCGAGGCGGTCGATGTCGCAATGGCCGTACCACTGCGCCACGACAGACGGAGGCTCACTGCCGTCAATCATGCTCAGACGGTCGAACACCACGATGACAGACCAGTCCGCCTTGTTGGAGCGTCCGCCCACATCGACCACGGTAAGGTAGCGGTCGGTAACTTCGTAATCGTCAAACTTCTCGGGCATAGCCCAAATGGAAAGTAAGCCCTGCCTGTCCTCACGGAAACGGAGATTGGAAAGAGCCTCCTCGCCCTCGTCGGCATCGGCATAGACCTCGCCAACAAACTTAGGCTTGCGGCAATATGGCTCAAACTGCTTGACAAGATACTTGTCGAACACCATTGTACCTGCATGAACAAACGCCTCCACATCGTCAGACGGAAACTCCGCAGCCATCACCGCAAAGTCATTCTTACCAGCACGCTCGTATATATACCAATGGATAGCCTCCAGTGTAGCCCCCTTTTCCCACAACGACCACAGATAGCGTCCACTCTCCTCACGATTGGACGGAGTGTAGGCATTGTTGCGGTTCTCCCAAAGCCATTTGGCAAAGGCGCGTAGTTCTTCGGCAGAGTCGAAAGGACGCGAGTAATGCTCAATCTGAAACCAAGAAATAAAAAGTGCCTCAAACTGTGACTTGACAGTAGGGTCAGCAGCGGCCGTATATTCTGCATCAAAGTAAGTGCCAACACCATCGGCAGTACTTTCCATGACAATCATTGTGTAAGGTCGTGCAAGAATACCAGAGCAAGCGGAACGCACAATATCTTCGGGCGACTTGCCCTCCGTCTTTTTCCACAGACCTACCTCGGAAAGATGCACCAACGAGTAAGCACCGCCACGGCAACCGTTAGGACGCTCGGCAGTACCCACCTTAATCTTGCAGTCTCGTTGTGGCACACGGTACGTAGAACCCGACTTGCCGACACCGACCAACTTAGGCTCGTTCTCCGAATAGACCTCACCCAACTTGTGAAGAAATTCCACCGGGTGTTTCTTAATCATGAGGTCGAACATATCCTTGATTTCGTCCGATGCCGTGCCTTGGTGGGCGATGATGAGTGAGTTGAGACCTTTCTTGTGGAAGAACTGCAACCATGCCATGTAGAGCTGCACAGTCGTGGAGCCGCCCCACTGACGCGCTTTCAAGAGAATAAGACGGATAGGTAATCCTGCCTTTCGTTTCGCCTCAAAGCGCGACACGAGGATGCGCTGCGGATACCACAGACGAAAAAGCACGTCCTTTCCTGCATCCTTGTTGTGGATATAGACGAGCGTAGCCGTCCAAAAAGGAAAGTCGTGCTTGTAGCGCAAGCGTATGAGCGTGCGCGACACCTTGATGAAGTCATCGTCATTCGGCTCAACGTGCATCACGGACGAGAGAAACTTGTCGATAGAGCCAGCCTTGACCAACTTCTTGACAAGCGGAATATCCATCATCTCCACAGGCAACCACTGAACAGGAATGGCAAAGTCGGCAATGCTGACACGGACACGTTTACCAATAGACCCCTCACCAGTAACAGGGTCAAACTTGGCGAACATGATTTCATTGCGCCTGTCATTCTCCGCAAGCAGTGCGGCAATCTCTGTATCTATCGTATTGGTTGTCATACCATCCATTCTTTATGCGGTAAATAAACTCCCCGACCGTGCGAGGCGTGAGGTAGAACTTGGGCGCAGGTTGATTGACTATCTTCGTAACCAACTCATAGACCGACTTGTCGGGATAATCCTCACGCATGAGGAGGTATCTGCGGTAAATCTCCTCGAACATCTCACGCTTGTTGCTCCTCATTCGCGGCATGGGCTTTCCTGCCGCCATAGCGGAAATGACAATGGCCGCGCGCTCCTCGCTCACCCAGAAACGCGAAGCTGGAGAGTCGGCCACCAACTGAAAGATAACAGGCATGATGATGATGCTTGCCTCGGCAAGTCTGTCGCGGTACACCCTCATAAGGTCGGCATTGCGCTCCCTTGTAAAATCCAATATGCTGCCAAAGTATTTCATAAAAATCACGGTTATGTTCTATACAAAGGTACTCAACGCAACTCACAAAAGTTAAAAGTCAGTCCACCTCTTATATGGCTATTTTTGCATACGAATATTACACAATCATAAGAAAGTTAAGATAATGGCTGAAAACAATGGAGTTAAGAGCAGACGCGACCAGCAGCTGGAGCGGCTGAGAAAGAAATACCCCGACAAGAAGTTCGAGGACGATGAGGAAATCTATGGTCAGATCTCCGATGATTACGACCAATACGAGCACGACCTTGACGGCTACAAGGGCAGGGAGAAAGCCATGTCCGACATGTTTGCCGCAGACCCGAGGAGTGCGCAGTTTCTTGCCGACATGCACAACGGCCAAGACCCAGTGCTCGGCCTTGTGAAGAATTTCGGAGTGGACATCAAGGACGTGCTTGACGACCCCGAGATGCAGGACAAGATAGCCGAGGCTAACAAGGAGTATGTGGAGCGTGTGGCCAAGTCGAAACAGCTCGATGAAGAGTATGAGAAGAACATGGACGCAACGCTTGAGACCCTGCGCCAGTTCCAAGAGGAGCGCGGCATGACAGACGAGCAGATAGACGAGGTGGCCAATGCTATGCTCACCGTTGTCAAGGACGGAGTGATGGGCAAGTTCTCACGCGAGACCTTGGAGCTGTTTGTGAATGCCATCAACCATGATGCCGATGTAGCCAACGCTGGCGAGGAGGGACGTGTGGCAGGACGAAACGACAAGATTGTGGAGGGACTGCGCAAGCGCGACAAGGGAGACGGCACAGCACCGCTCAACGGAAAGAACGGAGGCTCACCCACACAGCAGAAGAAGCAACAGAGCATATTTGACCTTGCTAATGAAGCGATGTAGCCCATGAAAGGAGAAGTCGTGAAGTTTCCCCCGGAGGGAAAGACGCTGCGCTCCACCAAGGGTAGCGCAGGACTTTGCACCCAATTGCCGGGCGCAATGGCATCAGTAAGCAATCTCGCGAGCGCGACAGGCGGTATAGCCCCCGGCAACCTCGCACAGACCGATAGCAAATAACATTATTCACAAACTAAAATTTCAAGACATGGACGGAGAAACCGTACAAGTAGGTGGTAAAAATCCCACCCCAACACCGGGCACAGCCGGTGTAGCAAGCCAAGTGCCGGGAGCACCCACTACCGTCAGCGGAGTGGCAGATGCGACTGGCGGAGTCGGTCCGGGCAACCTCGTACAGAGCGACCTCGACCAGGAACTCTACAAGTTCAAGAGTGACGACACACCGCTTATGCAGCTCATGTTGAAAGCGAAGAAAGTAAAGGTGAATTCGCCCGAGGTGGAGCACTACATGATTGACGAGCCGCGCTCCAGCGTGACATCGACAACCAAGGTGACCGCAGGAACAGCCAAGCAGTTCATCCTGCCGTTGCTCTCCAACGATGCGGAAATTCCCAGACCTTACGGCACGCTGCTCGCCAAGGGCGTGGACGGCTATGCCGAGGACGGAACGACCAAGACACCGGGCAAAGACCTCATGCTGTTCGTGACAGGCCACGACCCTGCATCGGGCAACCCCATCTGCAGAGCCGTGAACGGTCCGAAGACCAACAGCACGGACGAGTATTGCACTACGCCCGAAATTCCGCAGGGCACAACATTCATCATCCTCTCCAACGCCCTCTACGAGACTCAGAAAGAGGTTGACCCCGACCTCATCGTTCCACAGGGACAGACGGTGTATCTTCAGAAGCGCGGCATGAACCAGATTGTATCTGACTACTACGAGGCGCAGAAGAAGAAAATTCCATTCGGCAAGGCTGTGATTGCAGAGGCCGCCATCACCAACTTCAAGGTGCGCGGCAACCGCACGCTCTACGCAGGACGCAAGGGCAAGTTCAAGGTGCAGACCGAAAAGGCAGGAGTGCAGTATGTGTACTGTACCGAGGGTGTGCGCTACCAAGTGAAGAAGGAAATCCAGCACACAGGCAAGTGGACGATTGAGGAAATCATCGCCTTGGCGAAGATGACCTTTACAGGCGAGGACGTGCCCAAGAGCGTGATAGCCCTTGCAGGCAAGAACTTCTTGGAGAACATCCAGTGCATCGACTACTCTAAGCACCCGGAAATTCAGATTTCGACCAAGACCAACCCTGTAGGCTGGGTAGTGACCAACTTCCACACCGTGTTCGGAGACATCGAGTTCAAGCACGACCCGACACTTGACCGCTTGAAGTGGAGCAACTCTGCGTTCATCGTTGCGCCCGACCGCCTCGTACACTACCAGTACTCGGCCGAGCACTCATCGAAAGACCGCATGGAGGGCGAGGAGGCAACACGCGAGTCGATGCTTGTGTGGGACGCACTCGCACTCAAAGGCTCGTGCCATATCTGGATCAACGGTGAGGGTGACAGCGAGAACACCAGCGCAACGCAAATCCACCTTTGGGACAGCGCGGAAGCACCCGAAAGCCCTGTTGAGGGTGGCGTGTACTATCTGTTGCAGGACTGCCCTGCCATCAACGCGGAAGCCGTGTGCGGCCAGATGTGGCAGTACAAGAGCGCAGCATGGGTGGAGTATGCAGGTGATGTGATGGCCACCGAGTAATCCGAAGTTTAATTAAACCAATCATCAACCAATAGAGGCGGATAGGTAGCAATGCCGTCCGCCTTTATTTATAATAATCAGACAACAAAAATGAAAAAGAAGAGAATAACCTACGGAGTGTACGGCATGATGGAATACCAAGCCATTATCAAGATAGGCAGAGCCACACTCAAAGTAATGTTCACGGACGGCTCCATTACCGCCATGGGACAGAACCCTGCACAGTACACGACAAGCGACTTCATCGTGCAGCACGCGATAGAGAACAGCAGCGATTTCAAGAAAGGCCGCATACATGTGGTGAGCACCATTGAGCTTGACGAGGAGCTGCATATTGAGCGCAACCCTGCCAAGCCGAGCACACGGACGGCAAAGGTTGCGGCAAAGGCTGTGATTGACAATAAGCCTACTGAAGCCTTTTCAAGCCATACTACGTCTGTGGCAGAGGACGTGGCAGACGAGACTACCGAGGAGGCTGATGCAGGTGGTGTTGTAACACCAACGGACGAGGCAGATGCGGAAACTATCGAGGAAGAGCCAGAGACAGAGAGTGACCCCGAGGCCGTAGAGGACACCACAAGCGAGGAGGCAGCAACCGAGGACAATGCGGCAGAGGGCAAGACCGAGGTGGAGTTTACCGACAACCAAGAGGCCAAGGACTACATCTTCAAGAACTTTGGCGTGAAGCCCGGCTCGATGCGCAACCGTGAGGATATCAAGGCCGTTGGCGAGACCTACGGAGTGAAAATCACGTTTGTCAACGAGAAGTAAAGAATGACGATATGGTGTACAAAATCGAAGTCGTGGAGCAAGATGTGCGCATCGCCATAGACGAGAACAAGACCAGCGAGCAGCTCATCAGCGATGAGGATATTGACACCTTGTCGTTGAACGAAGTGATACGCTCGAAGATAGAAGAGGCCGTGCGCAGGGTGGAGACCTCCGCGCCTGTGTATCTCTTGGAAGAGGGACACGAGTTTGGCGAAGCCGTGTATTGGGAGGATAACGGCAGCGGTTGGGTGCTGCTCCCCGATGACTTCATGCGGTTGATAGCATTCCGCATGAGCGACTGGGAACGCACTTGCTACAATGCCATTTCGGTGGACGACCCACTCTATGACCTGCAATCGTCAAGATACAAGGGCGTGAGAGGCAGCGTGCAGAAACCAGTGTGCGCGGTAGTGAACCGAGCCGAGGGCAAGGCGTTGGAGTTCTTCAGCTGCAACAGCGAGGACGCCTACGTCAAGCGAGCCACCTACATACCCTATCCCAAGATAGACGATGAGGACGGCATCGACATCTCCGAGCGTTGTTACACAGCCGTAGTCTATACCACGGCAGCATTAGTACTAACCGCCTTTGGCGCGACCGACAAAGCAGAGCAGTTGAACGCCTTGGCAAAATCAATAATGGAATGAGTTCAATACCAACAAAACAGATAGACGGTGATGTGGCCGTAGGCCGCAACGTCAGCATGGGCGGTTCGGGTACGGTGCGTGGCTCCATGACCGTAGGCCACAACCTGACCGTGGAGGGTTGGCTTGAAGCCAAGAACATCAAGGGACCGAACAAAGGTCTGTTCAAGACCGCAGCGCAACTGCGCGAGGCATACCCCAACCCACACGAGGGTTGGTGGGCATTGGTGACCGTGGAGGGCAGCGCATCATCAGACCACTTGGGACAACTCTATGTGGCAGACGGTGGCACATGGGTAGCGCAGGTGGACAGCAGCGGAAATCCATTGCTGAAAGGCAACCCCACCGTGGACAGCACCGAGTATATGGAAGCCGTGGATGAAATGACAGCCGACCTTGAGGCTGTCAAGGTAGATGTGAACCAAAACAAGGAGGACATCAAGAGCCTGCGCAGCACGCAGACCTCGCACACGGACAGCCTTAACACCCTCAACTCGCAGATGGGAACGGCACAGACCGACATTGCCAATCTGAAGAAAACCGTCAGCGACAACAAGAGCGAGTTGGCAAACAGCATCAGCGGTGTGCAGAAAGACCTCACCGCATTCAAGAACACCAAGGGGACTGCAGATGGACTTGCACCTTTGGACGAGAAAGGACAAGTACCCTCGCAGTATCTGCCTGGATATGTGGACGATGCGCTGGAGTTTGGCGGCATTGTATCGGGCATTACCGCACAATTCCTGTCAGTCAGCAAATCATCAACGGACGAGAATTGTGCCGTGGTGTACAACAAGACCACTGAAACATTCGTCTTACGCTACACCCAACCCTCAGAGTCAGAGTTTGACCTGCGTCCGACCATCACCTATTATAACAACTGGCTGGACGGAGACCTTTTTGGCGATGGGACTGTATTGGGACGCAAGCCCCACAGCGGCAAAATCTTCATGGACGTAAGCACCAACAAGACCTACCGTTGGAGCGGCACGACACTGTCCGTAATCGGCTCGGACTTGGCACTCGGCCACAGCAGCGGTACGGCATTCCCCGGAGACGAGGGAGCGGATTTGCAGGAGCGCATGAGAGAGGCAGAGAGCACGGCAACCATCAGCCGACAACTGATAGACGAGAACAGCGCGGAGTTGCTGAACCGCAACACAATCAACGCCAATGTGCTGTTGTCGTTGGGCGACCGTGAAGTGTCGTTCTCCGTGGTGCTTGAAAAAATCTTCGATTTGAAGAACAAAGCAAGATACATGAAACCCGGTATCGTGCTGTCGTTTCTTTCGGAGACAGGCATACAAAACAAGCAGTGGACGAACTACGGCAAGGAAACCGAGACCGACTGGAAAAACGAAGCCAACTGGACAGACTTCGGCTCGAACGGCAGTGCCATAGGCAACACGGTGAACGTGAACGACATCTGCGAGGACACCGAGTACACCCTTTCGACCGCCATCAAAGCTGTGCAGGACAAGGAGAAAGAAAGCGGACTATCGTATATGAAGAGCGGTGTCGTGCTGACCTATAAGACAGCCGATGTGACCAGCAACGGCTCGCCCAAGTGGGAAGCCTACCAGTTCACACGCACCGTGGACGACATCAACCCGGCAGACTTGAAACCTTGGGTAGAGTTCGGAGGAGGCGGCAATAATGCCGTGCCGACCTCGGACACCCCCGAAAAGGACGGCAAGGAGGCATTCTCCACAGGAGGTGCATACGCCAACATACCCACCACACTGCACATTGACACCGAGACGCAGGGCGTGGTGAAGCTGCAACTGCAGAATGCCGGGCAGGAAGCCGTGGGCGACGAGGTGCAGTTTGCCGTAGGCGGAGGAGGCGGAGAAAGCACAGGTACGATTGTGAGCATACAATTCGAGCAGAGTCCGCTGTATGCCAAGGCTGGCGGCAGCGTGGTGATGAAAGCTGCTGTACGAAGCGTTACCACACAAGGCAGCCAAGAACTGAGCAACATGATAGAAAAGGTGCTGCTCAAAGATCGCGACACCGGGCAGACCTTGGAGACATTCATGTTCAACAGAGCGTCATCGGCAAGCGGAGACACCTACGACTTCGAAATGGACGTGAGCAGCTACTTCGTAACCGCCACCACCAAGCGTTTCCAACTTATCGCCTATGATGATGCAGGAAACACAGGCAGCAGGAACATCAACGTGAGCGGTGTAGATGTTACCATCAGCAGTGTGCAGACCCTCAACTACACGGCAAGCACCGCCCTTGCCGCAGGAGGAGCCGCCAAGAGCATACCGATGTACAAGTTTGCCAACAACGCATCGGACAAAGGTATCAAGGTTGTAACCGAGATATACCTAAACGGAGTGTGGCAGACACTCGGCACAAGTGTAGTTCTCGACACCTACTCGCACTCCATCACCATAGACCCGAAGAGCTGCTTGGGCGAGACACTGACACATGGCGCGTACCCCCTGCGCATACACGGAGAAGATGTAGGTTCGGGCGTGGTGGGCAACTACCTCCACACAGCCGTCATGGTGGTGGAGAGCGGCAACAACACCCCGATAGTGGCCATGCGCTGGCACACCGAGCAGTTGCAAGGCAAGAGGAAACTCTACGAGAACATCGAGGTGAACTATGCCGTGTATGCAGCCGACACGGACGAGCCGCAAGCCGTGGTGTGGTATGACGGAGCGCAGGAGACAACCACCATAGCTTACCGGGGGCAGACCAGCACGTTCACCAAGCAAGTGCAGGAGAGCGTGCATGACGGCACAAAGAGCGTATCGGTGAAAGTGATGTGCGGAGACAGCGCATCAGAAACCGCCACATTCATTGTCGATGGCTCGCTGGTAGATGTGGAGGAAGTGACCACCATGCGCGAGTTCAACATCACGATGGACTCACGCAGCAACGGAGAGACCGACAAGACCATCAAAGACGGAAACGTGGAAATCACCGTTGAGAACTGCAACTGGTCGAGCAACGGATTTGTCAAGGACACCTACGGCACACCCACCTACGGCACGGAGAACGACAAGGGACGCATGGCACTCCGCATAGCCGAGGACATGAAAGCCGTGTGTTCGTTCAAGCCGTTCGCCAACACCAGCATCGAGCAGAACGGCATGGCACTGAGTTTCACGGTGAAGGTGAAGAATGTGGAAGACCGCACGGCACGCATCATCGACTGCCTGGGCGACAACCAGCTCGGTTTCTACTTGACTGGCGAGAAACTCGTGTTCACCTGTGATGGAGCAACCGCAGCCAACCCCGACGACTTGGGCGCACAGCAGACAGCCGTAGCCCTGTATGCCACTGACAAGGAGACACGTTTCGACATTGTGATAGAGCCGACCAGCATAGCCCCATACAGCGGCATAGGCTCCATCAAGATATATGTGAACGGAGACGAGGCCGCAGCCACCTATTACAATGCCGGGAAGTTTGCCCACAACGACATGCAGATAAAGTTTGACGGCACGAAAGCCGACATCTACCTGTACCGTGCCATCGGCTGGGCCACCTACTACAACTACCGACAGGCATTCAACAACTACTTGGTGGGACAGAAAGACACCGCAGCCATGCTGACGGAGTACGAGAAGAACCAAGTGATGGCCTCGCAGACCGCAGAGGGAACAACCAAGGACAGGCCGACCATGCAAGCGTGCATGAACGCAGGGCTGTGTTGCGTGACCCTGCTGAAGAATGCCGACACCCCCGACATCGAGCAGAGCTACCCCGGCTACCTCGACAAGCTGGACGGAGACAAAAAGACCAAGGCATACTTTGACTGGGTAATCCGTTTCCCCGACAGGCCATGGCAGGACTGCAAGGTGTACAACGTGCCGACCACAAACCAAGGCACGACCTCATCGCTGCGGCCCGTGAAGAACAAGAAAGGCAAGTTCAAAGGCTGCAAGATAGAGATGCTCCACACAGAGGAGGACTTCAAGAACGACCCAGTGGCACTGGCCAAGTTCCAAAAGCCCAAGAAGATGGCCGCGAAGAGCCAAGTGCAGGTGATAGACGGAGGCTTGTGGGTAAAGACCATCACCATCAAGGTGGACTACTCCGACTCGACAGGCGCGAACAACGGAGCGACCATGGAGCTGATGAACAAGACCCAGCGAGCCATGGGAGCGGACTACATGACCCCAGCGCAGAACGCCTACAACGGAGGTGACACGATGAACACCAGCATCGACAGCGTGACGTGCGCCCTATTCCGCACCGACCAGCAGAGCGTGGACGCGACCAACCAGACCTACGCCTACTTCCATGCCAAGGCCAACTTCAACGTGGACAAGGGCAACCCCTCGTTCTTCGGTTTCGAGAAAGTGAGCGGCTACAACAGCGACTGCTTGAACTACGGAGACTTCGTGGAACTCGTGGCCGAGAAAGACCAAGACCTCAACATCTTCAAGGTGCAGACCTTGGCCAACAGTGACGCGCTGATAGCATCGAACATCTACATGCTGAGCGAGTACTGCGGAGAGAAGCACATCTTCCTTGAAAATGACGGTACAGGCAGCATGGTGGAGACCGATGCCACAGCCGACCCTACGGAAGTGGACAAGAGCCTTGCCGAGGTGTTGGCAGACGATGTGAATAACTACGACTGGGGAACGGTGTACCTGACGAACGACTACAAGTATGTGAAATACAGCGGAGGCAAGTGGAAAGACACCACAGGCAAGATGCAGTATGACACGAGCACCAAGAAATGGGGCGTGACAGGCCGAGTGCTGAATCCTGTGGAGTGCTACGAATACTTGAAGTACGACTCCCTCTGCTGGCTGCAAGGCGTGAATGGCATAGACGACCTCATGCGCATAGACCAATCGACAGGCGAACCCGTGTGGCTCGGCTACTACGAGAGCCGATACCCCGATGATGATGACTTGAACGACCTCTACGCCAAGGGAAAGAAAGTGCCATACAACCTATATAAATGGCTGCTGTGGACGCAGGAGTGCTCGCAAGACCGCACCGAGGCAGATGGAAACATCACCCTGCACGGCAAGAGCGTGGCAGGAACAAAGGAGAACCGACTGAAGAAGTTCTGCGAGGAACTCTATCAGTATGCCAACGTGCGCTCCACCGGGTGCTACATAGTTGGTACGGACTATGTGCTTGCCGTTGACCAGCGGTCGAAGAACATGATGATTTCGTTCTACCTCGACACCAACGGACTGACACGCGCCTACTTCAACCACTGGTATGACGGAGATTGCTGCTGGCTTGCCGACAACGACTGCGGCATCACCGTACCTTGGGACTTGGACAGCGTGACTGACCCCAGGCATTACTACCAAGGGTGGAACTCCGTGATGTTCCAGCAAGGCTACGCAGCCGACAAGTTCTGGCTTGAAGATGAGGGCAAGACCACCATCACGTTGCACGACATCGCCAACGACATGCGCAGCGCGGAGGCGGACGGCATCAAGATTTTCTCCGCAGACGGTTGCAAGAAACTCTGGATCACCGACCGCATAGCGAAGTGGGCGAAGATAACCAGCTCGTTTGACGGAGAGCGCAAGTACATCGAGAACTCCAAGGCAGGTGCAAACTACTACTATGCCGTACACGGACTGCGGTATGAGGACTTGCCCGTGACGTTTGAGAAACGCTTTGCCTACCGAGACGGCTACTACCAAGTGGGCGAACTGTACACCAATCCGTTCAAGATGCGTGCCGTGGGTACGGACATCAGCATCAAGATAACGGCAGCGCAGGACGGTTTCTTCGGCTTGGGCGTGGACCGTGCGGACGCTTGTGTGGACAGCTGCTATCTGAAAGCAGGAGAAAGCTACACGCTGAAGAGCGGCATGACCGCCACAGGCGCAGGAACGATGCTCTACGTGTTCGGAGCGACACGCCTTGCAAGCCTCGACATCAGCGGCTGCACCCCGAAAGCCGAGGGTTGGGACATCTCGAACTGCACGATGCTGCAAGAACTCATACTTGGCGGAGCGGACTATGCGCCAGCCGAAGAAAGCGGAGCAATCACGCAGCTCAATATGGGCAACAAGAGTTTTCTCAGACGCATAGACGCACGCAACACTAAGGTAACAAGCATCATCGCCTCCTACTGCCCGAGACTGAAAGAAGTGTTGGCGAGCGGTTCGCAACTGTCGAGCATCGACCTTGCCGAGACAGCCCCGATAGAAACCCTTGAACTGCCAGCCACCATGACCACGCTCTACTTCAAGAACCTGCCAAAGCTGACCTATCCCGGCGGACTGACCATAGCAGGAATGACGAACGTGAAGAAGATGTTCCTTGACGAGTGTCCGCACATTGACACCATGACCCTGCTGCGGCAGATAACCACGGCAGGACAGCTGAAGAGCGTGCGCATACCGGGCGTGAACGCCACCGCCAGCGTGGAGATGCTGCGCGGCATCATGCAGAGCGGAGCCGTGGGCATAGACGCAAACGGCAGCACCTACGATGAGACCGGGCAGTGCAGCGGCATCATCGGCCGATGGATACTGACCGAACTCGTTGAGGACAGCGAGGTGGAGGCATTGCAGAAATACTTCCCGAAACTGACCGTCATCAACTCGCAATTCTCGGTGGTGAAGATAGACGACATCGTGAGCGGAGACTTCTGTGAGCGATACAGCAACCCCGAAAACAAGACAGGCTCGGACTACGACAAGACCTTTGTGGCGAGCGGACACACGCTGAAGATATTGCAGGAGACCCACGCCTACAAGTGTACCTACAACTCCAAGCTCAAACAGATGGAGGGCGTGCAGTTGAGCGACACCGACTTCAACTATCTTGCCACAGGCGAGAGTTTCGATGTGGGCGACAGCGCAGGAGAGGGTTTTGACATCTTCCACCATCTGCCCCACCACTGGTACAAGGGCGTGAACGACTACAAGAACCAACAGAAGTACATCGTCTATTCGACCACGGAGAACAAGCCGCTATCCACCGTGAACAACAAGCGTGAGGCCATGCTATCGGCACTGCTCTATGCGGAGAACACAGGCGTGTATGCTGACGAGGCAGAGGTAGGCACGGTGATAGACGAGAACATCATTACCACCGCAGCCAACGTGAACGCCTACCGCATGGACGTGGAGGGCATGAAGCAGGTGAGATGGCCGGGACTGAACCACGCAAGACTCGGAGCCGTGTTCACGGACGCGAACGGACAGATAGTAGGCAAGTTCAACATGATGGTGAGCCACACCTACTTCGACTTCTCGATAGGCAACTACGTGTTCTGCGATGTGCCTGGCGGAGCAAAGTGGATGTACTTCACCTCGTACCGCGACATAGAGGACAGCCTGTGTCTTGCCGTTGACAGCGAGCATATAGAGGCCATAGAACCCGAATGGACGGAGCACACCGTTGGCGAGAACGACAGCCTCTTGGGTACATATCCCATCACCATAGACGGACTGAAACGACCGAGGAGCATATCGGGCGCGGTGCGCTCACGCAAGGGAGACGGCACTTCGCAGACCTCGGCAGAGTGGGCATACGACACGGATGGCAACCCGACAGAGACACCGACCGGGACGATACACTACACGGCAAAGGACTTCCAAAACAGTGCGCACATGCGCGGAGAGGGCTACCAGCTCCAAGACTACGAGCAGCACAAGGAAATCAGCAACCTGTGGTGGGCGACCCACGGCACGACCAACGAGCAGTCTGTTGTTGGCAATGGCGCACACGATGCCACGCTGAACAGCCTCGACAACATCGGCATGGCCGACACCTCGTATGTGGGCAACGCAATGAACTCCATCATGGGACTCAAGCACTATGTGGGCTGCGACTCGGAATGGATGGATTACATTGCAGGAAACGTGCAGAGTTACGAGACATTCTACAAGAACCGCTGTGTGGAGACCAACGATTACCCCATAGACTACAAGTTCCACATCTATGACCCGGTGAAGAAAACCGAGCGTGTGGTGCAGAGTGTGAACTCTAACGGCAACTGCGTAGTGAGAGTGGTGCATGGAGCGAAGTGCGACATCTTGCCAAGCAAGGTGCATCAGACCGACACGAGCAAGTACACCACCCACTATGCGGCAGGTTTGTGGTTTCCCGGCAGCAGAGGCCGCTGTGTTCTGCGGTCTGGCAACTACTCGGTTGCGAATAGCGGTCTCGCCTGTGCGAGCGCGTACTACGCTTCTTCGCTCTCGTACGCGTACTACGGTGGGCGGCTGGCCTTCCGCGGCAAA